TAGCCGGTCACCGTGACAAAATCCGGATAGCCGTTCCCGGTCCGAGAATAAACCTGCCCCTGCCAGCTCTCGTGATTGGCCGGCCCTTCGCCCTTGTTCCTGGCCCCAATATGCGCCGAGGTCTGCACCAGGTCGGCGCCCATCTCTTCCGCCCTGGCCATGGTCAGCTCGCCCACCGTCTGGCTGACGCCGGTCAGGACCGTTCGGCGCATGGCCACATCCAGCTTATCCGTGCGCCCGGCGAAGTGGATCACGTCCAGCCCGTCCGCGGCCACCCGTTTGACGGCCTGCCTGATCGCCTGCTGGTAGCTGAACGCACCGCTGGAGATCTGCATATAGGCCAGGTCGGCGGCGCTCTCAAATGCTTGCTGCCCCGACAGAGCCGTGGTCATGGTCAAGTTTTGCATGATCCCGCCGGTCTTGCGCAGGCCCGCTGCCAGTACCTCCCCCATGGCCGGTGACAGGTTAAGCGGAACAGGCTGCAAGCCCACTGCCCGGTAGATCGCATCATCAAAGCGCATGGCCGTGACACCAGCTCGCTGGAACATCCGCCTCAGCTCGTACTGGCTCCTGCCCGTCACTTTGGACAGCTCGCGCAGGATCCGTTCGTACAGCATCCCGCTCTCGGATAGGCGCTGCACCTGCCAGGCTGCTGTAGGCGTGGCGTAGTCCATGCCCGCCAGCCGGCGAGCGATATCGCGAATCACGCTCTCCTCGAATTCCTGGAAGAGCGCCACGATCGGCTCGACAAGCAGATCGAACTGGGAGGCGAGGAGCATTAAGCCTCACCTCCAAACATCGGTTCCGGCACAATCTCAGCCTGCGCCTCAAGAATCTTCTGCTTAGCAACCACCTCCGTTTCCTTGAAGTTCCTCATGCGAAATTCCACCTTGCTCATGATTCCCTGCCCCACCAGGCGCAAGTCCTGCTGGAACTGAGCATCCTGGTCCACCAGCACGCTGTCATCAAAGGTAAAAGCCGTCTGGAAGCCGCCCTGGGGAGCCAGCTTGCCGATGGTAGCCCACACATCCATAGCCCAGATCAGCTGCTCGAGCGCGTCCTGCAGCGCCTTCTGTGTGTCCACGATCGTTGCGTAGGTGCGCTGCTTGCTGATCTTGATCTCGGTGGCGGTCTTGACCTCAATATTGGGATCACTCAGTGTCCCATAGGCCAATCCGCAGGTGAGCTCGATCCGCTTCAGAATAGCGTCCAGGCCGTCCAGCAAATCTTCCTGACGCAGGGTTGGCGACCACTCCTTGAACAAAGCGTCCTCCTGCCCACCGGCGTCGATAGTGCGGTACAGGCGCTTATTAGGCAGGACCGGATCTCCATCAGCGTTCTTGCCGAAAGCGAGCATGTCTACGTATAGCGCACGCTGACCGCTCTCGAACTCCCACAGGAAATTCGACCACTGCAGATCAGCGTCCTGGATCAGGTCGACAGCCCGGCTGTAACAGCTAACCCCAAGCGGGGAAGTTGCGTCGATGTTATTGGCCAGTGGGTACTTGAAATAGGCAAACAGCGGGCGATCGATCCCGGTGATAGTAGCCTCCGGTTCCAGCTCAGCCCAGTCGTCGATCATGCTCAGTGGGACCTCAGTCCCCAATGTGTCCCTGTTCGTCGATTTATAAGCCACATTGCGAATCACGCAGCCCTCGTCCGTCATCTGGTGCAGCTCCAACCTGGTGTAGAACTTATCGCCCACCTTACGCTGGTCAACGAACACGCAGCTGGTGATGTTCCCGTTGCTGTCAAAATTTATCGGGTAGAACTGGTCAGCCTGGACATAATCAATCACCAGGTTCTCCCCATCGATCCACGGCTTCATCATCAGCCCGCCCTTGGCAGACCCCTTCTCGACCATCTCGCGCATGCGGTCCAGGACCTTGGTGAACTGCTCTTCTAACCAGCTGGCGCGCGCCGATCCTTCGAACTCGACCGCCATTTCAATGGTGACCGCCCTGGAAATTTCCCCTGCGATAGCCGCAGCCAGGTTGAGAGAGTGAATGTCTTTAGCCAACCACGGCGACTTGTTCTCGTACATGCGCGACCAGGTCTCAAGCGCGGTCAGCATGTCTGATGAGATATCGATATTGACCCCCAGGGCCTGTTTGACGGTGTTTTTACCAATCATACGATTTATCACCTTTCGTATCCATTCCAGGATCAGTTGGAACATGACGCGTAGCCTCTCACCAGTTCACCGGCACATGCAATCGGGCTTCCGCCTTCTGACCATTAGAGAAGCCGACCAAAACATGCAGGAGGTGCAAGCCTAGATCCTCGACCGGACCGAACTCGAATGTCACTGCAGTGCCATCGATCTCTGCTGTTATAGTGGCTGGTACCTCATCCGGAGGGATATGGGTAACATCGACCCCTGCAATCGTCTCCTCCGATGGGATCCTGCGCACAAAGTCAACCATGTAGCCAACGATCTCCGCTTTGGATTGAGCTTCAGCCTGGATATCACTCGCCATAGTAGTAAACCCTCCGTCCTGGCAAAACATAATCCGAATCTACTGCCGGGACAACGAACGATCTAGAATAAGCAATTCCCTTTGATCTTGGCCGCCCCAGGTCTGGGATCCCCGCAACCAGATCTATCGCAACCAGGGCGTGGATCTGCCCAAAGACCGGTATTCCCAATTCTGGAAATCCTGCTGCAAAGTCACCCACGCTGATGACATGCACCTGACCAATCGAAGGCATGCCCAGAGACGGAGCCCCTAAAGTCAGATTGTCAGCAACCAGGTTGTCAACGTTCAGGGGGTTCTCACTGAGCGTTGGAACTCCGAAAACCGGCGTGCCTGCCACGATACCAGACCCGGTCAGGACATGCACCTGGCTGATGCTGGGTGCACCCAGCGTGGGTGAACCACTGGTGAGACCACTCGTACCCAAGGCATGGATCTGCCCAATGGTTGGCTCCCCAAACACCGGCAGTCCAGTTGTCAGACTGTCTGCCGCCAGGTTATCTGCGCCTGGTGGATTCTCGGATAGTGTTGGAGCGCCGACTGTTGGAGATCCAGATACCAGACCTGCAGCTGTCAGAGCATGGATCTGAGAAATAGACGGATCGCTGAACACCGGCGCCCCGGTAGTGATCCCACCAGCTGAAAGGCTATGGACCTGGCCAATGCCCGGAGAAGCTAACACGGGATTGCCGGTGACCAGGCCAGTTGAGCTGAGGGAATGCGCCTGGCTAATCGCCGGAGTGCCGAGGGTTGGGTTCCCCGTCGCAATACCGGTGGCAGTCAGGTCATCCGTGCCGCCTACCTCCTGCAGCGTCGGCGCTCCCATTGCCGGGCTTCCGCTGGCAATGCCAGTCGCAGTCAGAGCATGCTTCTGCCCAACAGCCGGCGTCCCCAGCGCAGGGGTTCCGGAAGCGATTCCAGTAGCCGTCAGATCATCTGTTGGCGGTGAATATGGCGTGTAATCCACCTCAATGTACAGCGTGGTGCAGTACACCTCCCTGGTCTGCCCGTTTTGGACGGCTACTTCAAGGTTTTGAAGGTCCGTAAGCGACCAGCTCCCGCCACCTGGACGCGCCAGTGCTTCGCTGGACGTTACCCAACTAACACCAGTCGTAACTGCTGTACTGGCGGTCTGCGCTCCACCAAGATAAATCAATGCTCGAATATTGCCAGCCGGAGTAGCGCTTCGGATATGGCGAAAGTAAACCGTGACGCTGTTGATCGTATCCCCGCTCTGGATGTCCACCGGATCAGCCAGCGTGTATCTCTGGAGAGTGCTGATTGTGGTAGTCGAGCGGATATACGAGGTCGAATCATCGTCTGGCGTTTGAACCGCCACAACCTTGTTCGACCCCGCAGCCAGTACCCAGTTGTCAGAACCGGATACTACAGCTGAGACTTCCAGAATCTCAGTCGCCAACTATGCCTCCAGGATTACGCCGGTCCAGGAATTCCGATGTCAAAACTGGTCAGGGTGAACGTGTTTCCGTTCGTAACACCCTGCGAGCTGGACAGAGACCCCGCAGCCAGCAACCTGCTGTTGCCAGGATCGGTCAGAGCCCAGTAAGCTGCTGTCCCGGTTCCGGTTACCGATCCATCGGTGATTTGCGGAACGACGACCTTGCGCCCGGAGGGCGAGCGTGCTTCCGGCGAGCCAACATTCAGGCTGGTCTTATTGCCCAGCGAATAGGTGCTGGTGGCCTCGGCGTAGGTAGCCGGCTCTGTTGAGCAGATGTCCAGTCGGGTCGCCTCCGTGTCCAGCACTGTCAGGCCATTATCCAATACACGATCGTTTAGGTATGACATTTTTTGTTCTCCTGTTTACTGCCCTCTCCGTCGCCAGATGAGGTTGGTTGCGTAACGGACCGCGTCGATATGATGGTTGTTGCGGTCCGGGTACTCAGATATAAAATCGCCGTCCTTGTCCTGCTCCAGTTCGTACTCCAGGAACTCTTCGGCCGTCTCCGGGCAGCGCTGCGGGTCAATCACGATGGCTTTGAGCGATTGCAGCCACTTCATGCTGTACTTAACGCTCTCCGGCCCCTTCTCTGCCCCGCGACAAGATAGGCCGTAATCCCGGTAGTCACCAATCGATTTTGGCTCTGCACTGTCGGCGATGATCAGATCTGCCGGCGTGACGGCCTTTTCTACCAGTGCATCGTAGGTATCCTTGTTGGAGGCTTTGTATAGGCGCAGCTCGTCGAAGATGTATAGGGTCAGCCTGGCTGCGTCGTAGTGCATCTTGTTCCAGGCCCACGGATCCGGGTAGTAGCCCCAGTCCACGCCCTGCAGGATCCGGTCGAACTCCTTGATCTCCTCATCGGTGATCGCCCGTACCTGAACATTCTCAAAGACCAACCCACCAGTGCCATTGGCCACACCAAGGTACTCGTGCTCATAAGCAGTCGGGTTGACGACCTTGAGATGCTCGGCCTCTTCGATCCAGGGCTTGCCCAGCCACTCCGCCGGCGCATCCAGGTAAGTGGATTGATGCTGGTACTGGGTCGCCTTGGGGATGCGGGTGTACTTGTTGGCCCAGGATGCAATCGTGCGCGGTGGGTTGAACGACTTGAAGATATAGGCCAGGTCACCGCCGCGGATGACCGACTGCT